GCCCTGATAGTCGCTACCACCGGCTCGACTAGCCTCAATTAGGCCAATAGTGGTACCTTCGGGGCTAGTTGTCCAGTCGTCTTCGCCAAAAGCCTGCAAGGCTTCCTCTAGCGCCTCGATCTCTTCTGGCTGCGAGCCGATCGGGTAAGTTCCATGTCGATGTGGTTTGGCATATTTCTCTAAAAACAATACCCACCAGCGCATTCCTTGGCGCTTGAAAAAAGTTGGCCAGTAGAGCCAGTATGCCAGTCCTCGCCCATTAGGATCGTCGATCGAATCATCGCCTAAACTAAAGTACCAGTATTTGTTAGGCAGCAATTCAGCGCCGTTATAGTCACGGTTGTTTCGCCACCTAATTTCATTTTCATACGTCCACAGAAATCTTTTACGATGCCTGGGTAGCAGGTCTGCTAACTCCACCCGGTCGCCTTCCCCTGGCTCATACATAGCTTCGGCGATCGAGAAGCCCCAAAAAGCGCCCCAGGCCATTTTTGAGCAAACATCATCCCAGCAAATATCGCTCAACTGCTGCTTGAGGTCTACGGCGGCTTCGATATCGATCGGCTTGTTGCCACCTGGCAGCACTATGGTTTCACGGCTGATAATTTGAGCTATAAGCTGGCCAAAACCCGCTTTTACTTGGTCGTCTTGCCTGACCGGCTCGTAGAAATCTAGATTCCCACTGCCCTTATCTCTAAGAATTGGGTCGCTTGGAGCCAGTACAAATTTATCTAAATAAGCCCCCCAGAAATCAGCGCGCTTGGGAGTTTGCTCTTGGCTTAAGCTCGCCCGCTGTATAGCCGGTGGAATTTGGCGTTTCTTGGTGGAGGTTGATCGACTTTGGTTGGACGCTTTAGGCATTTCAATTAATATCCGTTAATTGGTAGTTGCAGAGCCTTGGATCGCGTCACGTCGCCATACTTGCCATCCTCGGTAATGCGATCGGTGGGGTTGTTTTTATTCCAGTACTTCTGGAGAGCCAAAACTGTTTCGATCGGCGCACCTAAGTCCTTCTCGAAATGGACTGGATCGTTGCCCGATTTATCCATCTGCCAAACCCAGCCATATTTTTTAAAGATAGGTCGTGCCCCGTCAATATCTTCAACGTCGATCGCCTGCCCAGCCTCATGATTAGAGGTTCCCGGCTTGGCACACGCAGGGATGCTGCACATCTTACGCTTAAACCACTCATACAAGCAGATTTGCTGGGCTGCCGTGCGATACAGACTATTGATCCTCAGTGGCCTGCCACTTATCTCATAGTAATCATTTACTACTTGCCAAAAACTTGGCTCTAAAGTCTGGCTAATAGCTAGGTTAACTGCTGCATCATTGCATTTTATCTTTGGGCAATCGCTACGAATTACAGCCATGCTGGAGGCGGATCGAATTAGCCCAGCATTCAGACCGGCAAGGCCAGCGGTAGAGCAGCCACCCTCGTCGATATACTGCCCCAAAGTTTTGCCAGTATTTAGTGGAGTCTCGCCCAAGATAGCCGAGGCAATCGCCGTAGCCATGCCAACAGCTCCAATTTTTTTGTACTGCACGACATCGGCGATCGAATCACAGAAGAAAAGTTCAATCAAGATTGCTGGTGCCTGAGTATATTTGATTACGAAAAGATGGCTTCCATCCTTTACACCTCGCGACTTCCATCCAAGTCGCGAAATCTGCGTCTCCACCCTTTTAGCAACTTCCGTAGCCGCTTTGCTAACAGCAAAAACTTCTACTCCCATGGGGTTTGGGTTGGATTTGTAGGCGTTGCAGTGGATAGACACAAACAAATCAGCAGATCCCTGGTTACTGGTCTTTACCCGCAGATCGAGGCTGTTGTTTATCGATTTTGCTGCTGATGGTCGGCACATGATGATCCGTCTGCCGCGAAGCATCAACTCATTTCTGAGGGCTTCCCCTACAGCCTCGGTTACAATGTCCTCCAGCACGACTCCATCAGCACCAGTGTCCGGGCTGACTCCGTGACCACAGTCGATCGCTATACTGGCAAAAATCATAATTATTTTTGTTGTGTTGGGTGGTTAAAGCCAAATTAGTGAACTTTGTAAATCTCTTGAATTTTATCAGTATTGCTGATTCCTGTGCTGTTATTGGCCGATCTCGGGAACCATGAATAAAATTGCGAATCAAAAAATGAGATTTTTCACCCTGGCGTTTCTGCTCTTAGGTGGTTGTTCAGGCACGCCCCCCACAGAGATCAGTCCCACCCCTTCAACTTTGAGCGCCCCAGCCGCGACACTTCCCCCCGTTCCGTCCGACCCCGCTTGCAACAGACCGCATGTCAGCATAAAACTAGACACTTTCCAATCCTGCCTAGTCGAAGGGATGAGCTACATTCAAGTGGCGAATATTCTGGGCAGCGCAGGCACTCTTCAGGCACAGTCAGGATCTGCCCAAGTATGGGAGTGGGGTGATGGCAACGGGGGCTTTCTATTCGTTAGCTTTCGTGATCAGTTAATGATCAGCAAATCTCAAACGGGCTTGGCTCGTCAGTAGCCTGCGTAATCGATCGATCGCTGCTTCTGCCTAGATCCCGACGCTTTGGGCTGCCGGAGTTCCTCTCCGGCTCCCATTGCTTTGTAGACTGCCAGTGTCAGCGCCGAATAGTGGTCAGCGTGGCCGCCATCGCGCCGATCGGCAGTGAATCGCACATTCCCGCTTGCGCTCACACACCGCACGATCGAGCGCAAATCTTCTTCGATCCTTTCAATTACGGCGGCTGCTTTTTGCTCGCTCGGCATCGGTGGCAACAATATCATGCCAGATTCTAGCCCCCGCTTGGTCTGTAGCGCCATCGCCCCCTTATTGTTGCCATTAAAAATTACCCCCTCAACTCTGGTGGATCCGTACTTTTTAATGTATTTTTCGGTGCTCTCCTCGCCCATTCCTCCTTGGTCGATCGCCATCCCCTCGAACTTGTACTTTGTAAATAGAGCAGCAATCACCCTTTCTTGCTCCTCAAAATCCGCCCCCTGCAAAGCTATCACTTCTACAGTCCGCAAAAATCGACCATCCCGTTGCAGCACCCAAGCTACCCACCGATCGCCCCGTAGCCCAATGTCGTTACCCAGGAAGAAGCGAGGTTTTAGAGTGGTCAAGTTATTGAATTTAGCCTTGCTGCCATCGATCGAGCACTGAGCACTTCTAGCTAGTCTAATCAAACCCTGGCCTAGCCACTGGGTAACGCCATCGATCCACTGAAGCATCATTTCCCGCGCCCATTTGTCAGGATCTGATTGCTCCTTTTCTCGATTGATGTCGTACAGCCTCCCCTCCGCTACGGCTTGGACAATATCGACTATCGACTTACTCCACAGCGGCTTGCCTTTGTAGATCTTATCGCTGTGAACGAGTTGGTAAAACATATTGTCTCGATCGCCCCAAGGGGTACCGGAGACAATCATTTTAAAAATACCTCTGGTACAGTGGCGTAGAGCTTCATACATTTCTTTACCATCCGGATGATGCGCTGCTTCATCCCACCAAATATTAGCAGTGTACCCCCGCGCTGCCGCTGGTGATGCCGCTTGAGCCATGATCCGCTGGCTGCCAATTCTGATCAAGTACCTGGTAAAGATCTCTTTACCATCAGGCGTTTTCACCTCTTCCTCAATGATTCCAATTTCTTTACCGAGTGCAAAAAATACCTTGCACCACTTAGCCACCATATCGATCGCCTCCCTGGCCTGATCTCTGGTGGCGCTGGCGATCAGCCAGGTTTCGACTCGCCCATCGGCTTCAGCCTTAAAGGTATGTCGAGTAATTTTGGCAGCAATAACGAACGTTTTGCCATTGCCACGCGCCCACTCAACGACAATATCTCGTTCCTCGTTAGCAATGAGGGCTAGTTGAGATGGCCGAAAAAATTTAAGCCGAGGCTGATTAGGTGGTTTCGCGGATCGAAGCATCTACCACCTGCGGCTCAAAATTTTCATCATAGGGCAGCACCCCGAGAAATCTTTCCATCTCTAGGACGAATTCATCGGTAATGTCGCTACGAGGCGCTTCTTTCTTGCCGTAAAGTTGCTCCTTCCGAAAAGGCAGCTCAATCGCGTACTTGGCTTGCAATGCTTGAGATCTGGTCGTACTGGCGCTATTCAACGCCAAAACCCGCAGATCCATCAGTAAGCTTGATCGCCGTTCAGCTTTCTTGCTAGGGTCTGGCTCATGCTCTAAGCTGGCCAGCTCTTCTCGCAAGGATTTTCCTAATTCGTAACAGATCAAGGCTTGCTGATCTAAGGCTACGGCCATGATCGATCGCTCGATCGGCATCGTCCCCAGATTGCTAAGCAGCAGGACTTCATCGCGATCAGCTAGATACTTCTCGATTTTCCCAACACAAAGTAATCTTGCGCGATCAATATCAGCAGCGCTTACTACCTCGCTAAATTCCGCCCCCACTAGCGCCACTATTTCCGCAGTGGGGAGCTTAAGCACAAGGCTATCCAAGGCTCGCTTCCTAGCCTTGGCCGACAGCCCTGGCAGCAGGTTCTTTGGCGGTTCGCTCACGTATGTAAGTTTTTAATTAAATCCATTGTTTTTCGCCCTTTCTTCTTGGGCTTGTAACCTGGTGGATGTTTTCGATCCAAGCATGGTTCAAGATCCCGCCTGTCCGCACCTACCGCCCATTCCCAATTATCCATAAACCCTCTTTTGTAGTTCCGTGTTTGCACGGATATCATTTGCAAAGCTTACTTTATATTATTGCAATATAAAACAAAGAGAGCTTTATATGTCATTGACCAGCTTGATCGCCGCCAATCAAAATACCCCATTTGAATTTACGCCTGTAACTGCTTGCCAGTCCGCGATTAGTGGTGTAGAGATTAACTGGGCAGATCTAATCAAGTCAGCAGAAGAGTCAATCATAGAAAAAGCACTAGAAGAGCTGGGTTTATAAAGTGAGCTTGATCAAAGAATCAACTGATCACAAGAAAATATTGCTCGCCGCACTACAGACCATGCCCACTGGTATCAGGCGAGCAATATGGCAAGAATATCAGGACTACAGGGCGATCGGGAAGCCCCGTAACTGGGCAGCGATCGCGGCCATGACAAAATATAGCAATTTGATGGCTAACAAGCATCTGTGGGATAGTGAGACTAGATGATAGTTAGCTACCAAAGCCGCTCAATCAGCCTCATTAGCCGTTGGGCGGTTTTTACTGCCCAACATCATCAGCACTACTTGCCAGGTTCCCTGACTTGCCAGTCATGAGCAATGCAATTATCTGCCCAATACCCAGGAGCAGATCTGCGCTACTCAAGTCCCTCCTCCCAGTCAATTCAAGGCTCAATCCAATAAACATAACGATCGCGACGATCGAGCTAAGAGCATCTTTTCTGGTTGTCCCGAAAATCCAAACCAAAGCCGCCTTGATATTTTTCGTCATTTTTATATTGCTTAGCTGCGATCAGATCATATCTCACCCCAGCGGCCTTTTTCTCTGGCTGCGGTGGCCGATAATTAATAACGATACTGCTGATCGCGATCAGCATGGCGCAGGCAAATCCACCCCAAGCCTGAACGACAATCCCCTCCATCTTTTTTTGGGACCGATCAAAAGCGTCGTAAAGCAAATCCACTTTTTTCAGGTAGGCTGGTAGCTCGCTAATTGCTAATTCCTGGCGAGATTTGCTGGCATTGAGTAAGGCGATCGCTTGGTGAGCCTGTGCTATGGCTCGCCTGACTTCCGACAAATCACTCCCATGAATATCAATCTTCTTTGCCAGATCTTGCAGTTGATATGCGGCTAAGTCTAACCCACTCAAAATCTGCCTGGCTTCTTCTTGACTCAACTCGATCATGCTTTATCTCTGCTCTCCTCATTTTCTCTTGAATTGTAGCCCTTGCCACAACCAACTGCTCTATACAATTCCGCAGGTCGTTGATCACAAAATACCGCATAAAAAATACTGATTATTACTCTTTGACTATAGATCCGGCAGGACTGACCGCCTCAATAATTAATGTTTTTATTCGATTCTCTGGCAGTATTACTGAATTGTTTATCAGAAGAGCTGATAAATTCTGCACTTTTTAAAACCCGTAGTTTTACGGATATCGATCGCTGATCAGGCAAGCTATAAAAGTAGGACAAGCAGCACCGCTTCACGCTGCCCTACAGGTAAAAGAGATGAAAGTTACCACCCGCAAACCTCTCAACACCGCCGCTTCATTGATCGCGTCCGAATCTACTAAGTACACAACCCTTTCCGATGGTTCGATCTGGGATGAGGTGGTTTTGCCTGCCCCAATCGAACCACACCCAGCAGCAGTAAATCAGACAGCTAGCCCTGTGATTCTATTCCTGATTGCCTTTGTGGTTGCTACCGTGCTGGCTAAGGTATCGATCGCCCTCATCCTCATCACAGCCAAGGTTGCAAAAAAAATAGCCACCCAAATCGCGGCTTTTTGGGCAGCGCAGATGGGTGGCGAAAAAATAGACTTCCGGGTCTATCAGGCAATTTTTGACTTTTAATTGGGGAGGACTTTGATAGTAATCACGAGGCTCTTGGTCTCGTTGAGGGCGATCGACTGGGTAGTAGCCTCGGTGCTTAAGTAGTCCTGCAACACTCCAGTGCCTGAGCCGATTGTAGCTGTGACGCTAGCCCCAAACAGGTACAGCACATGCTTGTATTCAAGCGCCGCAGCGTTGGTATTTTGAATGACGATTGCCTTTGGTGGTTTCTCGGCATTGCCACTCACCAGGGTAGACGCTCCGACTGCTGATAATGGCGATCGAGCCGTCCAGCTTGGGTGGGTGACCTCTTTGGCCAATAGTACAGCCAGCAGATCTGTGCTATTCAGTTCTTGCTCGTTGGTGGTAATTGTTCCGGTGCCATCGTCGGTCAAGTTGATCGCCGTGCCCGCAACAGCCAGCGCCGCAGTAGTGGCCAGCTTGTAGGTGGTGGTCGATATCACGATCGCGAAATAATCTTGGCTGGCTGAGATTCCGGTAGGGAGAGCGCCCCCGCTAACCGCGAGTCTTACCCTCGATCCGGTGGTTAGCCCATGAGCGCTGCCAGTAGTCAGCACATCGGTACTGGACGCCACTGTGGTAGCTACGTTGAGCGTAAGAGCTGCGCTTAGTAGTGCGATATAGCCGATCGTTCCGATGTTGGGGAAATTGGTATCAGCAAGGCTGAGTAATGCCCGTTCAGTGGCTACTGCGATTGTCATAGTGTCTCCTTTATTTTTTAAATACCTGCTGTTGGATATGGCAAGGTTGGGGTTGTGGTGCCGCTTCGGAATGCCCTAGTGATTCTTAGGTTTGAGAGGTATCCGGTCAGCCCTTTAAAGCCAGCATTTTGGATGCCTCCAATGCGATAAACCGCGCTCAAATCATAACTTCCGGATCTGGTTTGAGAAAGCACCTCTACGTTGTCAACATGCAATTTGATGGTATTGCCTGATCGATTCAAATTTACATAGTGCCAAGCGTTCAGACTCAGCGCTCCTGCCGCTGATTCGTTGGTTTCTGGGCTGTACAGCCCGATCGCCCCATCGTTGTAGACGTATAGCTGGTGTGGTTGAGCGACCACAGCCCCCCGCGCATCGGACAGTCCCCAAAGCGCCCCCGGCGATCCATCCGCTGTTGGATAGATCCAAAATTCAAAGCAGAAATCGCCCGAAATGCCTTGCCCGGTTGTGTCGATGTCGATATAGCTGTTCCCATCCAGTGATCGAATTCCGGTACTCATGCCAGATGGATCGTTGATGGCCGTTGATAAAGTACTTCCATTGTTCGTAATGGTCAAGCCGTTTTTTAGGTCTACCAGAGGGCTGGCAGAAGTGAAGGGGCAAAGCATAATCACATCAGCCCACAGCGGATCGAAGGTCACCGCAGCAATCACGCCGTTAATTTCGGGATGCCAGGAGATCTCTTGAAGGGAGGCAAGCAATAACTGTTGAGCGCCGCCAAATCCAACAAGCAGATCGATCGGGGAATCCGGCAGAATCGTAAACAAGCCAGAACCGATCTCTACATGCCAAGAGATTTCAACATCTGAGCCTTCCGGTGGTGGTGCAGCCGGTGCCGACTCGATCGAAATCTCCACCCTCCAGCCCAAATCGATCGGATCGCCAAGAACTACTTGATTCACTCCGCCCCGATCGATCCTATTCGCAATAAACGAAAAGCTGCTATTTGGGACTGACCCGATCGAGTCGATTTGTACTATCAAGCCCTCACAGTGGCACTTATCCCCACCTAGCACCACCACCGGCAAAGGTGGGCACCCAGCAGCTAGCCATTCATCAGGGATCGGCATGGTGATCTGTTGGGCATCCCTGCGCCGCCATTCGCGAGCGGCGATCTGTCGTGCCAGGTAGACGGCATCGGCGATCGAGGGAATAAAGCCGACTTCGATCGAGAGCACCCGCTTCGCGATCGGAGTCCAGCCCAGTGGCTCCACAAGTGCCGCGCCTGCTACTGGCACGGTTTCCAATGGGTAATCTGGCAACTGCTTCCGCTCTTCTTCTCTTGGCTTCGGCACCAAGCAGCCCGGTTGGCCGGTGTGGGGATTGATCACCCCTGCGTGGTCGGTAAAACCGGCGATCACCGGCTTTGTGGTCAGACGCTCGTATCGCTCAATAATCAAGGTGAAATCGCTGCCTACATCGCTTGCTAAGGTGCCACGACACACCCACCGCCCCTTTCTCCTCTCTGACTGGATATCGATCGCGTAAACACTTAGGGAAGTATTAGATCCAAGCGCTGAGAAGATCCGGCCTGCTGGCCATTCGTAAATCGTGATTGTTTGGCAAGGACTATCGATCGGGTTTTCGGGAAGCGGATAGTCTGTTTGTACATCGAAGAAAATACTGGTAGTGATAAATCCGCCTAGCCTGGAATCCCAGGTGAGATCGTCCGGGTACTGGTAGAAGATATGCTTTATCTCGCTAGTGGTGGGTGTTGTGTCGTTTGATCCGACCCCAGAACTAAAAACTTTATTGATCGGCTGCTCTTCTGCTACCCGCTGATACTTTGGCCGCGCCTTTCGATCGAGCGCATCATTAATCGGCTCTGGTGAAACCACACAAGGAATAGTTGCCAGTCGCTGATAAGCCCCCGAAACTATAACTCGACTTGCTGCAAAGTCCAAGTGTTCGATCGCTGGCTCGCCTTCGTATTGATTATCATTCCGCGAGAATAGAGCGCCTTGCCCTGCCGGATCGCCGCTCACAGTGCGGATTGTCTCGGTATTGTCTTGATGCAGCCAGCTCCATGATTTGCTCAAAAAAGTCTGAGCATCCTGGATCGGGTTCCGGCTGGTCAGTATGCCCAAATATATCCCCGGTTGGTTCCCTAGCACCCGCGCCGGGTTGATTGTAGCGCCTCGGAACCCTTCGGCAACCAGGACACTAACTAATCTGGTGACGCTCTCCCTCGGCAGCCTGCCGACCCCTCGCCCTCCTACTACAATCTCAAAGGGTCGATCGGTAGCAAGTAGCCCTAATGATTGGGTCAGAGTACCCCGGCCAATCTTCGCTTTTCGATCGTAAGCATACTTAGATATTCGCAATGTAGGGAAACTGTACCCCCGGATCTCCAGATTTACTGGTACTTGCCCTGGCCTCCATCGGCTCGGAGTCTCCCAGCTATCAAAATCGTCTTCGCTTAGCCCGTTTCTAATCGCCTTGTGGTTATAGGTTACCTGAAAATCTCCAGTCCAAACCAGCAAGGAACCCATCTCAGCGAGTGGCAGAGACAAGGTAACTCGATCGAGGTATGGCGTTGCATCAAATGCCCCGATTGATAGCGATAGCTCTGGAACCCGATAATCTAACACTGGAATCTCTCGATCACGCTAACAGCCCAAGTTTCATATATTTTGAGTAAATCCCGGCAGCCCAAGGCTGTTCGGCGAAAAAAGCGGGATATTTTGCGGCTCGTTGGTGCTGAGGTAATTCGAGGGAATTAACCCACCATCAGCCAGCCCAATCAATCTCTGCCCGGTGGTTTCGTCTATGCCCTGGTACTGAGCTGTGGGAGAAGCCGATCGGTGCTGGCGATCAAGATCTCTGTACTGTTGCCGTTGTTGCTGAAGACGAATTAAATCAATCATATCAAGCCCTCGTCGATCGTATACTGTGAAGCCCCAAGACTAGATCCACTATATTGATTTACGTTCCCCTGTGGCACAAGTTGGGGGGTAAACGGCGCAAAGCCGCCAGAGGAAGGGGCAAAATGACTTAGCCTGGGGTTCCTCACATCAATAAAAGCACCGATCGATAAATATTGCTGATTCAGCCTAGGCAGGGATGTATTAGTATCTGCCTGGAGATTGTAAAGCCTCTCGCCCCCGCTCGTAGTGCCAAACTTAAAGTAACTATTTGGGGCATATTCCCCGCCTACTCTCGGCTGCACAATGCCCGAATACTCGCGAGCAAGCGACATGGCTAAGCGGCTGGTGATAAATTTCGCCACATCTAAACCAGGGTTGATTCCCATAAATACTCCGCTACTGTAACGCCTGGTAAATTCAAGAAACAGATAAGGTGTGCTTACCTCTGCCAAGTTGAGGGCGATCGTCCTGGTTTTGTTGCCTGGGGGATAGTCGATCGCGTCTTCCTCCGCCGAAAATCTAAAGTTCAGGGACTGGGCAGAATAGCTTGATGGCAGCGGACTGAGTTGCCCCCGTGGGTAGAAGTTGGATGGCACCGAGTAAGCTGTTAGCCCATAGCAATCCCTTGAAGATGTTGGGACTAACGACAGATCTGGGCAAGCCCCGGCTGAGGGAACCGAGAAATCTGGCATCGTAGCAGGGAAGTAGATGATCGAGAATAGCAGCCACTCCCCCCGCCGTCCTTGTGGCCGATTAAAAACCTGGCCTCTCAAGTACCCCGCCGCTCTCGGCTCCTCGACTACTCCTGTCCCCGGTACCGCGCCCATTTAAACAACCTCCAACAACTCAAAAGATAACAGCTTCCAGTCAGCACCGATCGGCCTGATGTATCCTGATTTAATCAAAATAAATACCGGGATATTCAGCACTGGAGCACCCTCCCAGTAGTCACTGATCACAACTTGATTAGCTGGCTGGGCATCAAGGAGTCGATCAAACAATGCAGCCATTGGTGGCTTAGCCAAAAAGGAGCAGCTCCATCTTCGCGGATATTGGCCGCTGGCCAAACCTTTTAATCTTAGGCTTCGCTCGATCGACCTTCCATCTGCCACGGGATGCTCATCTTCCTCTATCTGATAAGCGTTCTGCAATTCGAGAAACGCGCTAAGCACCAATTCATCGGTGATCGAGAACGCCGACAGAACTATGTGAGCCTCTTGGATCGTATTGGTGGGAGTGGTACCACGCCAGGTTACAAAGCTCATATTTGCCCCGCTGCTGATGAGATAGTTGCCGATTGGCTGCGGATTAATTGGCGCATGGATTCTTCTCCTGTACCAGAAATATTATTGATTTGCTCTAATTTGGGCTGCCTACTCTCGATCGAGCGTTGCAAGTCCCTCACAGCTTCCTCGATCGCCCGATTGTTGAAATTATCAACGCCCGCCCTCGATGGCTGTGCTGCTGGCTGGCCAAATTGGGGAATGATGACATTAGGCTGTGATATTTGTGGACCGATCGGAGATATCCCCGTAGCTGCCACTTTTGCTCGCTCCGCAGCCGAGGCATACTGACGCATGGCCTCGGCTGCATCATAGGTAGATCTCGCTGTGGCCTGAGTTATATCGAGCGTCTGCCGCTGAAGCTGATTAATAATTGTCTGCTGACTAATTTGCTCCTTAGCTTGAATTACTGCCTGTGTGGCAAAGCCTACCTGCTGCTTCGCCAGGTCAATCGATTGCTGAGCATTAGCCTGGTTTATTCCAGCAGATTGTCTGGCCTGATCCAACTTGCCCTGAGCATCAGCGATTGCCCGATCTCGATCGCGCCCTGGTGCCTGCCCCTTGGCCTTGTCTACCTCTGACTGCGCCCCGGTGATTGCTCTCTGATCATTTATCCTCTGTGCCTGAAGTGCCGCTTGGGCATCCAGGACAGCTTGCTTGGCCTTCAATTCGGCGATCTGCGCTTCAATCAAAAGTCGTTTGTTAGCAAGGTCGTTTTTGCTTTGATCGATCGCCAGGTTCTGTTGAGCGATCGACTGCTCAAGCCTCAAGGCGGCAGCTTTTCTGGTGGCTGCATCTTGCTCTATTTGCGATTGCTTAGCGGTAAGTTGGGCGACGCTTTGAGTATTGCTGCCCACTAATTGATTTAGCCGATCCTGAATCTCGATCCGCTGCCGACCACTGAGTTCTCCCTCCTTCAACTGCTTGGTTAGCTCGATCGCTGATCGGATTTTTTCGGCCTCGATATTGCCTTGGGCATCCGCCGCCCCCTCGATGGCTTTCGCCAGATTGACTCTGGCCTGAAATAGATTATTTTGCAGATCTAACGATTTGCCGAGCCGATCAAGCTGATTTTGCTGCTTACCATATGCGGCCTCTGCCGCCCTGGCCGCCCTGGCCTGAGCTGCTGAAACTGTGGTTATTTGGCTAAGCTGGGCATCTGCTGTCCTTGATCGGGCTGCCTGCTGATCATCGATTGCTTTAATCGTGAGAGATCTATTGGCTTGGATCTGCTGGCCTTCCTGCTCCAAAAGGCGAAGGGTAATCTGGCCGGTGGCGATACGCGCCGATCGGACCTCGTTTTGATAGGCTCTCTCAGCTTCAGGCGATCGGATTTCGTTAGCCAGTGCCCCCAATACCCTCTCAGCTTCCTGTGCCGTTTCGAGCTGAGTTTTCAGGCTCTCACGCTGCAAGCTGAGCTTATCTTGCTCGGTTTGCTCGAGTGTACTCAGTTGCCGGTTAGCTGCTGCCTGAATTCTTTTATTTCGATCAATTTCAGCCAATTGCAACAACTGTGCCCCCTTGGCCTGGTAGATCTTTATTTGATCAAGTTCTGCCCGGTATAGCTCATCATAAGCTGCGATCCGCTTGGAGATTAGAACTCTTATCTTTGTTTCAATTCCCTGCCGCCCTTCTTCGTCTGCTTTCCCCAGTCTGGAGAGAGCAAACTTTTGTAATTCAATTTCCCGATCGGCCTGCTCGAGTGAATTTTTTAGCCGCAATTGGGCAAACTCGAACTCTGATATCTGACTAGTAGACTTGTACGCTTCATAAGCTTTCAAGTAGTTTTCATATCTGGTATTTTCCAGCTCGATCGCCTTCTGGTCGTAGTCCTTGATCAGCTTCTGGCGCTTACCTTCGGCCTCTCCAATCTGGCCTAAGATCTTATCCCGGCCAAGATTATCAGCAGCAGCTAATCTACTTAAGCTCTGCTGTAATTGAGCGATCTGCTCATCCAATTGATCGGCATTTAACAACAGCAACCTATCTTGATAATCCCTCTCACTGCTTAGCCCGATCTCTCTCTGTGCTGAGAGTAGTTGCCTTTGGGCATCATAGCCAGCCAAGAACGCCTTTCTAGCCCGTTCCTGGTAATCTCCAATCAATTGGAGCTTAGCTGCTTCGGTCTTCTCCAGTTCGGCGATCGCCTGATCTCTGGCCTGCTGACTTTGGGCATTTTCGATCGCGGCTGCCTGTGTCTCTTGCTGCTTGGCAAGCTCTTCTAGTTTGAGCCTGGTAGTTAGTCGATCAGCTTCTTGCTCGCCTAGCCGCTCATTTGCCTTCAATTGGGCAACGGCAGCAATCTGGGCAGCGATCGCCGTGCTTTCGGCAGCGATTCTAGCTTTGGTGATTCCGGTAATCTCATCGGCGGCTTTCTTTCTGGTGGCCGCTTCCAGCCCGCTATCATCCCGAATCTTAGCCAGCTCATCGATCGCCCCTTCGTTAGTTTGCTGCCCGACCTCGATCAACTCTTTTATTTTGCTGATGCGCGAATTATAAAGTGACTCGATCGCCTCTTTGGCCTGAGTCCGCACCTCTAACTCAGCCTTGGTGCTGCCCTTAATAGCTTCCAATTCTGCCCTGGCAGCTTCGATGTTGGTGTATTTGGCCTTTACGCCCGATTCAGCCAGTTTAATCGAGTCCGCCAACGCCTGTTTGAATTGCACTGGATCGCCATTGCCCTCACTGGCAATCAGCGCCCTCGCCTGCGCCACCCTCTTGGCATAAAGCTCCTGTGTTGCCCCTAGATCCTCTAGTAGCTTAGCCTCAATCTTTATTCCTCCAGCATTCTTTTCGCTGGCAGCGGCCTGAGCTTCAGCCAACTTCACCAGATTCTCTCTCTGGCTAATGATTGCCGGGTTGTTGGCCTGGACTTTGCCGATCTCGATCGCTTCCTGTTTGGCCTGATCTGCCAAGATTTTAGACGTTGCGAGCAATTGTTTCCTTTGCTTAACCTGATCCTCGGTCAGCAGTACACCCGATCTCTCGATCGCCTGTAGTTTCCGCAATGCCGCCCCGTTCTCCCCGATTGCTGTTTGCAGTTTAGTTATTTGCTCGAAATAGGCGTCTAGTGCCCCCATCGCGTCTTGATTGCCTCGGTAATTAATTGCATCATTAATTTTTCCAAGTCCGTCAAGTACGACCTCAATTGTGGTGATAGCCGGTTTCAAGACCTCTTGAAGCACCTGAGCAAGCACTACGGTTCCATCGATCGCCGCCTTGAATAGAGTGGAAACGATTGGGGCTAGCTTCTCGATCGATCCCTCTAGAAACTCAAATAAAGATTCAAACCTGGAGAGGGAATTAATACCCCCAGCAGCAGACTCACTGAAGCTCCTAAAGAAGTTAGTAATGGCTGCCTCATTCTGCTTAAGGTATTTTTCGACCTTATCAAGAGCCTGAATAATTGGCTCTAATAGCGGCTGCCCAGATTCACGGCCTATTCTTTGCCCTAGATCTAAAATGTTTGAGCCGATACCCTCGATCGACCGAGCAGCCAGAGCATTCCCCGCTACAAACGTTTCTAAACGCTTATTCAGCTCGTCAACTAGCCGCCCTTGAGCCTTCCAGGTATTAGCCTGATCGTTGGTGATATTGAGGTTCTTTGCCAGTACCGAATTCTGGTCGATCTGCCCTTTCAGGATCGATGTGATTTCCTGCCGAGCCTGGTTTAGTGGCACTCCTACCACTTTCAGGGATGCTGCCCAGCCCTTTGTTAAGCTTGTGGCCGCAGATATCGCATCAGGAAATTGTTTAGATTGATTGTTTAGTACAGCCGCATTAGTTAGGGTGATTTGGAACAGTTCGTTTACCTGCTCGGTTGTCACTCCGACCAATGACTGTGTATCGATTTCGATCTGTTTTAGAGATGATCGGAGCTGCGATTCAGTAGCCTTAATTTTGGCCGTAGGATCTGTTAATTCTGCACCCCCTGAAAATATCCTGCTACTGCTGGCTAGATTAGTTTGGCTGCTCAGTAATTGAGCATTTAGCTTTTCGTTGCTGGCAATCAGGGCATCGTAGACGGGCTGTGCTGCTGCCCTCAAAGTCTGCAACGATTGAACAATATTATTAAATTTAAAGGCCAGCAGTCCCAGCCCTTCAGAGAGCTGGCTTTGGCTGGCGCTAGTGGTTTTGCTTGCTCGATCAAGTGCTGAGAATTGCTCAGCAGTGATCTTGCCTTGAGCCGCCAACGTTGCAAATTTGGTGTAAGAATCCGCCCCCACTGCATTGAGTTGGCGCAATGAGCCGATCGCCTGGGAAGCCTGATCAGCAGTTAGCCCCAGCCCATCAGCGAATCTCTTGGCCTCGCCATAGCTCCCACCTAGAGCATTAGCCAGCCTAGCAATACCTGGAGATTGAGCCGCTGTTTGCTCGATCGACTTCTGCACAGCAGCCAGTTGAGCAACAGTGCTTGCCCCACCTTCAGCGCCAATCAACAACTTAAGGGCTAGATCAGCCATTTTTCAACAGCTCCGATATATCCATTTTTTTTAGTTCAGCCAGCCGCTTAGCTCGATCGGCTGCCTCCCTTTCTTCGGGCGATTGATTATTCTCCTCTTGCGCCTTATTAATGGCAAAGGCCACCTGCGCTGGTAGCTCAGTCGCAATCATCAAGGCTTCCTCCACATCGGCAGATAGGCAGGCGATACATTCCTCAATCGTCTGAGGATCTCCGATCGGTTCAGCTCCAGAGCTGAGCACCTCGGAATTTATCACGGCCAGCCAGCCAGCTTGATCACCGCCATCAGCATCCTTGCTGCTAAACAGTAGACCTTCGAGCTGATTAGGCGTAAACCAATCAGCCTCCAAGCCATTGAGCCTTAGGATCTCATCGATTGTGTGGCGCATTTCGGCGTTGCTGGAGTACAGATCGTACCAAGGTTGCTGCACATCGGAATTCTCCAGGATTATTTCAGAAAGCCGCTGCATTCGTGCGGAAAACTGCCGCCGCCCAACAATCGAGCACCCCGCAGTTTTCCGCACCATGCCCGATCGATCAATGATTTCAGCCAGTATGCCAAGCTCTAACCAGCGCATTTAGTGAAGCTTCCGCATGATAAACGGCAGCCCATCACTTTGATCTGTCTGAATTAATCGGTACTCTAAATCGAATGAGGTTTGAGAGCCGGACATCGACAGTGTGGGGACAGACACCCTCGACATTTCAGGGACAATGATCTTGCTGTGCTCCGTTCCGCCGTTTCCGTAGCCGATCGCCGAAAACGAAACGTTGTTCAATCGCCGAACCGCCGACTCTTTCCCGATCGTTTCGGCGATTGACAAAAGGCTGACCAATCTGTAAACCACAACCTCATCAGCCTGGGACGTGGCGAAGGTCAGCTTATTGGTTGTCCGATTAATGGTGAACTGCTTATCAGTCAGCGCCGCTTGGAGTGTTGCCGGTGGCATCTCCTCATAGCTAAAATCTTTGTCTGGATTGGATACCTGAACCGGTACCAAGTAGGCTGGTGAAACGATCGCCAAGATAGCAGGATCTGTAATTTCTCCAGCGGACGTGATCTTAGCCCTCTTGACAACTGGATCGCTAAAGCCTGAAGAGGTAGCCGCAGATAAGCCGTAAGCGATCTGGAGTGTGCGCCAAGAAATCGCTTCGATCTTGACCTTGGCTTTGTAATTTTCCTCAGCCAACGCCGATCCCGTGATCACTGTTTTACCATCTCGCTGCCCCTTGGCCACAACCTCATTAGACTCTCCTTCTACCATGAATTCGAGCGGTTCAGTAACCAGTAATTGCTGAGCTGGGTTGCCGTCGTTGGTCACAAATCCAAATTGCCCAGCCCCGTAGAAAATGCCCTTAGCCATAGTGCCCCTTAAATATCAAAAGTTTGTGTGTACTGCCGATCGATCTGCCAGATTGACTGATAGAGCCACAGCCCTTCAGCGAACTGCCCCGGCTGTGTGTTTTGGTGCCACAGCCCAACGGCTGAATCGGCTTCGATCGAACCCAGTCCGCTTAGAGCCGATCGAATAACATCCAGGTAATCAAGCTGGCCATCCGCATAGTAGAGATCAAACAATCTCAGTACTAGTACAAACCGCCAACTCTCTGACTGCCGCCAGTTAACCCGCCTCGTAGCCCCGCCTTCTGGTGGTTGAGAGCTAATGCTATCTAGTCCCACCCAGATCGCCTGCTCAGTAACAGGCTCACCCAAGATCGCTGGATCAAATGGGCATTTCTCGATCGTCACCAGAGGTAATGCCCCGGAGAGCCGATCGATGATTAGCTGCTGGAATTGAGTAATTGTCAAAGCTGCCATCAGTACCCCGTTAAGTCGATGCCAGCGCCCTTGCAGCCCTTAGCCCGATTACTAGCCCCAGTCGTCGAGCCAGAAAGATCTGGCTGATTGGGCAGCCCCGGCTCTCCCCATTTGATCCGGCCATCAGCAACGCGCTTCAGCCAGTCGTAAGTCAATTGGCAATCATCATGGATCTTTGGCCTAGTAGAAATATTGTCCAGCTCGCACCGAGCCAGAACCAAGCAATGGTGCCGCAAAGGCTCAATCGCTGCCGGGATGGCGATTGGTACTTGATACCGGCCACTTAGCCAACTGTCGATCACCCCACTGGCCGCGCCGATCGCCAAGTCCAGGCGACTTGTATTGGGCACGGTTAACGTGGGGCTGTTGCGATTAGAAAGCTGACTAGCCTCTTTATCGCCATATCGATCAACAAAATCTTGAGCCGTTGCGTAGGCCATTAAGCCCTCCTGATTTCATCGCCCTTCACCATGCGCCGATGTTTGAGTTCATCGGCGTTACTAGCCTGAGAGTTGATGTCAATCTCACCATTTGGGAGCGAGGTCACATCATGCTCCTCAGCCTTGCCCCGCACTTGTACTGTTTCACCATTCCATTCTTGGCCAACCGCAAAAAGGATTTGCTTCCCAGGATCGATCGAGTCGCCCTTGTGATCACAGTGATCAAGCAACCCGAACATCACCCACTGATCGCCCATGTCAGCCATCAGCGGCTGAACGGAACCCGCCGGGAAACCGGTAGCCTCGGAGAGTACCTTGTAATAAGCGTGGGTGGCGATCTGGTTAGTAGTTTTCATCAGTTGGCGCGGTGAGTTTCTCCAACTCTTCATCGCTGATTTCTGGCGGCGTATCATCAGCAGGGATCTCGATCGCGTCTGGCGGTGTATCAGACGTGACCTCCTCGACTATCCCCCATCCGATGCATTGTCTCCCCGTGGCATCATCTAGCACGAACTCTGTGCCGATCGGCAGCCCCAGATCATCGGTAATGCAGCGTACTTTCATAGTCCCTCTAAAATTGGATAGTTTTGTTTCATTGGCTGCCTAGGCAGCCAATGAACTAACGTTCGAGATCAGGTACATGGCTGTCGCCTGAGTGATCACAGGTGTCCTGCTTGCTACCGCTGGGTAGTAATAAGATCTGGTCATTTCGTCGTAGTAGACCGGCTCAAAGACCTTCACCTCATCCCTAATACCGAATGTATACAGACAAGATGCTTGACCCATATCGGCCTCTGGGTGTCCGTTGAAGCTAGCGGTTTCGCCATAGGATTGCTCCGCGTCAAGCATGGAAGATTTAGCCCCAAACTCTGCGACGTACCCCATCCAAAACATGTTGTTGTACATCTTCAGTCGAGGATCTGTGAGCGGCGCGCCCTCGGGGCGATATGCAGCGTTGCCCACCAGCAGTTTACCGAGTCCGTAGGCTTCGGCGATCGCCTTTTCGCTAGCGAAAAAGTTATTCATGCTATTGGAATTATTGCTAAACCGGCTTCGGGTTTCTGGGTGCCGTTGCAACGCCTTGAAGGCATTGAGAGAGCAGACCGTAACGTTCGGGTAGAAACCGGTTTTGTCAAAGATCGCTGTTCGAGCAGCATCAATATCAAGAGACGGGGTGCTGGTGGTCGGAGCGCTCCATTGAGTCCCGGCCACCAGCGTCAACTTGTTTCCAGTAGGGAAATTGATCGGATTGGAGATCAACTGACTAACTCGAAACTCACGACTTAGATCGAGGGCATAGTTAGTCTTGCGAGTGGCCTGCTGATCAAGAGCCACTCCGTGGACTCCAACGGCGCGGAGCGATTCTTTTGTCAGCTTGTAAGCGATCGCCTCCTGAGTAATTTCAGCCCGATCGGTTGAGAAGTCCCAACTGAAATGTTTAATCCGAGAACCAAAAGCCCGATCCATATTGAATAGGGTCAAGGCCGAGTCATCAAATCGCGGGTACCTGAACGAGTGCTGATCGCTAGGCACTATCGGCGCGTACTCCTCTGCAATCAGAGAGCCATTGCCCAGTCGCATTGCGAAATTCTGCAAAACGTAATCGAATTTGGTATCTGCTGTATTAATGGGAATGCCCATCGTTTCACCCTGCGTTAAAAGTTAAATGGTTAGAGCGTGCCTTCGTTGTGGATCAACGCCGGGATATAGGTATTGGCTAGCCCCGCTCTCTGGGCACGACCAAATACTTTTTGACCTGCTACGGCAGTGACCCAATTATTGGCGGCATCAAGAGTCAGTGGCGCTCCGCGCACCACAGCCGCAGAAACGAAAACCTCAGTAATGCCTCTGTTGCAGCACGGGAGCTGAACCGCCTTGACAGCTCCTGTCAAATTGGGTAGCTGGCTTTCTACTAGCACCCCAAAAAATCCATTAGCAGCGATCGAATTGATCAACGGGTTCCCTGGGTTGTTACTAACCCCAATTCCCCGCTGAATTGCTGGAGCATTGATCGCTAGCTGAGCATCGATCGAATGGATCTCCATCTCGGAAGTCGGCAAAGATACTGGCATAATTGCACCTGATTATTTTTACTTAGGAGCACAGGCAGACATCGCCGCCGCGTAACTCATACCTGGATTAGCTTTCATTTTGGCCTTGATCTTTTTGTCCATGGCCATTGAGGGATCTTCGTCTTCGTCTTCGTCCACAGACATGGCCGCAAATTCGGCAGATTCAGCAGCGGCTTGGCTATTGTCCTTGCCATAAGGGATCGCCTTTTTAGCTATAGCTTGCGCCAAAAACTCGATCGCTGCATTACCGCCAGATCTTGACGCTGCAAACTCCGCTGAAAACTGTTCGGCGGGCACCATCGCCAGTTTTGTGAAAACATCTACCATTCCGGCCTGGTCTTTTGGGGCTATTGCGCCCTTGGCCACCAATTCGGCAACGATTGGGAGCACCTGAGACGCGGCATTAAACTGGGCTGTTTTCTTTGCGAACGCCTCTTGGTCGGCCTTCAGCTTGGCCTGCGCGGCTAATAGCTCTTCTTCGTCCATGTTTTTTACTCGTATAAAGGATACTTTCTGAGTGCTGAATTGAGCCACCTTGAGCTGATCAAGCGATACATCCTCGCCTTTCGGGAAGAAACCGACGTGATCAAACTCGAAGCCCCCGCTAGTGTTCTGCGGGTTGCCGGGAAGTCGGATCTTTGCAGAAACCTTTGCTGACAGGCTATTGATGATCCTGGCCGCTCCGTCACTTAGCCCATCATAGGCAACGCAAACAGCCCGACCAGCCCCGTTAATGGCCAGCCGCGTGGCGTAGCCAAACGCGGCCTCATTAGTCTGCGGATGACGCATAACCAAAGGCAGCCTCTGACCCGATCGATTAAAATGGCCGACGCTAGCCTGTAGCTCTTCAGCCGAAACGGGCACCACTAGACCGCTATAGTCCCTGTGTCGCCCTGGGTAAAAGATCTCTACCGGCCTTAAATCAGCCACCCCGCACCGCACCCTGATCAATTGCTAACTGCTGGTAATCATAATCGATTATCAAGTTTAGTTATCATTTTTTGAGAAAAGCTTAAAGTTAACTTTGCAGAAATTCGGAGACGATCGACTCTATCTCCACCCGATCAACGGCGCTAACGCCGAGAAAAACCCGCTTCACCATCCGGCTAGTTCCTAGCTGGTGAAGCACTCCATACCTCTGAGGTGTGCCGATCGCTACCGAATCAAGCTCAGCTTGATATGTAATGGTATCTCGCAGTAAAAAGGCATCCTTTAAAATATCGGCTGGGTTAGCCCTTGTCCGCCTCACCAGTCGCCCTCGCTTAGCTTGCGCCCGTCTATATTTCGGGTTTTGGCTTTTGGCCTTGGCTGCGATCGTGCTTTTTGCCAATGGTGCCCATGGTGCTCCGCTGGGCGCAGTACTGCTATCAAATCGCAATCGGGTTTGGCGCAACATATACTCCCCGATCGATCTCATAGCAGGCCGCAGATTAGCAGCCCTGCCACTCAGCACAGAGAGGCGCTTTATAGCCTCTTTCTGGCCGCTCATGCTAATTTTAAAATTATTCAAGTCAGCCTCTTTATATCAGCCTCTTTATATGGGAAGACAGCCGGAAATTAGAGCCAGCAAAGATGTGCTGGAGTTATGCCAACTACTGGGAACATCCCAAACAGAATTACTCAACATTATGGCGCAGAGGTTTGGGGTCGCCTTGGTGCAACAGATTAACGCCGAAACTTTGCATTATTCTACGCCTCGCGCCGTCAGGCAGTGGCTAAAAAATAATGGCCGATCGCCTCGCCGAATTATTGCCCACGAAATCAAGGCTGCTAGGTATCGGGCAAATCTTACCCAGAGAGAGTTAGCCGAAAAATTGGGAATTAATCGCAAATACCTCAGCAGGCTGGAGCTAGGGCAGCGGGTTAGCCCCGAAAGGGTGACAGCGATAGCAGAGATCTTAGGTGATCAAAAACTAGATTCTATAATCTCAAACTTTGGGCAATCACCCCCCAATCTTTTGGCCTGAGTCTGCCAATTCATTGCCTCCAAATCGCACAAATCACGGCTATTGCGCCAATCCTCTGGAGATGGCCGATCAACTAGTCCATACGCACTAGGATCGACATCATTGCCGTGCCCGCGCCCCACATATTTCCCGGTGGTGGTGCGGAGAATGTAACGCTTAGGCATGTTAAACCAAGGGCGAGACTTGAGCCTCGATCGTCACAATCGCTGATTCTCTAGCCAGGTGTTTTTGATGGCGCTTAGCCAACCACGCCTGACCTTTGGGCTTTATCAAAGACACTGGGTAAGTTTGTAGACCCTTACTAGTTTGCTGCTGAATCTGGGTCACTCGGAAATAGCCAGAGTCGATCCACCGCTGGTAAGGCAGGGTCGAAGACAAACAAATAATGCCATCGCTTCGCAGCTCCTCAAAATATTTGTTTTGCCCCATACCGATCGACTTAGCAAAATCACCGATCCGAATTTCATTCACCGCTGATTCAATTAGTTGCCCTAAAGCCGTGGCCGGTGCCGTGATATCAATCTGAGCCTGTAACCGCTCCTTTTCGTCCTCCGCAGCAATCAACAGATAAGCCAACTCCTTAGCCGTGGGTAGTTTAGGTGCCTCGACTGCCTGCACCCTGTAACCCGCCAAGCCATAAAGGTACATTGCGGCTCCGGCCTCAGCCATCAATTTAGCTAGGGCAATGTCAAACTCAAGGGCAAGGTCTAAAACTACTGAGGCTGGATAGAGTGACACCTCATAATCTCTAGTATGGGAGCGGATTACAGCAGTTTTCAATTCACTTTTTGACACCTCTTCTAATCTGCGGCGAATGGTTGGAGAGCTGACGCTAGGGAAAATTCGCTCTAATTGAGCCAAGTTGGCGTAGGGCTGCTTGGTCTGGTTGCACACATAGATAATGTGCGTTGCCTGCTGCTGTGCGGTTACGGTTATATTTTGCATAAAGCTCACCTTGTAAATATTTAACTATTATATCAAGCCAACCTTAAAAACAATCCACCAAACGCCTTTAATCTACCTAATTGTACGGCTATCCGCAGAACCGTAAAAATACTGAGGATTTTACAAAGCAGACCTGATAAAATAAAAGCAGATTTACAAAGTTCACCTTATGTCTAAGAAGCAAATAGCAGAGCGCGATCGACAATCAAGAGAGCGCATGGAAAAGCTCAAAAAGCTCTCTGATGCAGAGCTGGCCAAATTAACCGACTATTCACTATTCAATCAATAAAGCAAAATGACTTACCAAGAAATAATTGAAGGACTAACCAGCGGCTCTCCAATGATCCGAGAGCAAGCCGCGATCGAGTACCTAAAGCTCAAGCACGGGGCAAACATTGACTACCCACAGGAATGGCGATGATATTAGTTTTTGCCCCACCAATAGGAACAGCCGGTAGAGATGCCACCGACCTCGTTTTTGCCCGCATATTTAATGGGTCGGCCTTAAATACACGGCAGACTTTGATCAAGAACGCGCCTCCCCTACCGGCCTACAAACCCAGTAAGCCCGATCGGGTATTTGTTGATAAACCGATCGAGAGCGACTCTACAGACTCAGTAACTAGGCACAGAAAAGACGGCAGATTAATAGACCTTCATCCCATCACTGAGGACGGGGGGTACTGGCTGAAGTGCGATGGATGCAGGAACTACGCATTGTTTAATGTGCACTGGGTAGATATAGAGGACTCAAGAGAGTTTGACAGGTTCCGCGCCTGCGCCAAACACGCTCAGCGGTGGATGCCATGATCCCCCAATACTGGCTAGTACTCCGATCTGACGGAACCCCTGACGCTTATCTATTGGCTGATTCAATAGAATCAGCCTGGTCAAAAATTCCGGCTGACTACACTGTTCGCCCCCTAAAAGTTAGCGATAACACAGCCGGACTGATCAAGGTGAATTCCCGCACCTACCGCCTAGACAGGCCAGACCCAGCCACCCAAAAAATAAATGTTTCGGTCTATCTAACCCCAGAAAATCATTCTTGGTACAACCGACAACCCAACAAAACGGCAGCAATAAACAAATTAATTAGTGAGAAAATGAATGAGCAACGTTAGACTATTTGCCTTGAATGACAACAAGATTGAATTAGTGGTTGATGAAAAAACCGTAGGGCTTGCAAGACTGGCAAAAATCACTGATACCCCAATCGGTTTTGGCTCCAATATTTGTCCAGATATCATCGGCCTCGCAAATTTGGATGACGCGACCCCAAGCTCGCTGGTTTACAGCCTCGAATTCTTTACTGGCTTGAATTTGCTTTGCATCAGCCAGGAGTATATCGAGCCAGCAATTAACGATTTAATCGCTGCTGAATCAATAGATAGCAAGGAGTTTTTCTAATGATTAATAAATCTAACTTACTCCCTGCTCTAATTGCAGCCAAAAAACTTTTTAAGCCGTTGAAGAAAGACAAGGCCAACCCTTTCCACAAATCTAAATACACAAGCCTTGATGCAGTATTGGCCTCAGTTGAGCCAGCGCTGCTAGAAAATGGATTGGTTCTGACGCACAAAATTGATGAGGGGCACCTAATAACTATTCTCTATCACGAGAGCGGGGAAGAGATGGCTAGCACAGTCAAGCTTCCGGAATCGATCGATCCTCAAAAGATCGGCTCTGCTCTCACCTATTACCGCCGGTATGCGATTTGTGGATTACTTTCAGTTTGTGCCGACGAGGATGATGATGCTCAATCGGCTAGCGATGAAAGCAAGAAGTTTGCGACTGTGCCCCGCTCACAACGGCCAGATCCACCACTATACAAGCCGACACCAAAAGAAGTCTGCCAGCAGGAAGTAATCAGCCTGATTAGAGAAATTGGCTGGACAAAAGCTCAGAGTAAAAAGTGGGCGGCAGATTTCTCCGATGAGCCTAAAGAAGACTGGCCTTTAGGTATGTGGGAGCAAGCTAGAGAGAAATTAATGCACGTCTTAGACGAAGTAATTCAGCAGCGAGATCTAGAGGAGGATCTCGTAGCTAGTGGGCATACCGTCTGATGCCCGCATATTTTCACGTTTCGACAGGTGCCGAAAATCGCCGAATTCGGCTAAAGGACATTGAAAGTTTTTGGCCAACTCCGCCGAGCATCGTTTCCCTTAAGGCCGATCCGATCGGCACCACGATCTTGCTGAAAGACGGCACCCAAATAGATTTGGATATGTCGATCGAGGATTTGAGATCACATATAAAAGGATGGTAATAATGGCTAAGCCATTTCTCAAATGGGCTGGCGGGAAAGCCAAGCTAGCCCCTAAAATTGCTGAATTATTGCCTGAAGAACTTGGCGTGTATCATGAGCCGTTTCTAGGCGGTGGCGCTGTATTCTTGCATTTGGCCGAAAATAAATTAATAAATAGATTCAGCCTTTCAGATCAGTGCAGAGATTTAATTAGATGCTGGCAAATGCTGGCGATCAAAGGAGGTGTAGAAGATTTGCTTCCCACATTGGGCAGAATGAATCACCCAATTTGGTCGAGAGAACTTTACGATGAATTGAGGGGATGGGATCGAGATCCTAACTGGCATAAAAATGGCAGCTATACCTGCCACACTTCAGATCAGAAAGTGGCGAGGTTCTTGCTGCTCAACAAACTCGGCTTCAATGGGGTGTGTCGGTATAATTCTCGCGGTGAGTTTAACGTGCCTTGGGGTAAAAGGACTACCTACAAGATGCCGGAGGAGTCCTATCTAATGGATATCCATAAGCTGTTGCGAGGCCGTACCGCCATCAGGTGCTGGGACTATAAAACCGCACTACAAACCGCGCAGCCTGGAGATTTCGCCTATCTCGATCCGCCGTATGTCCCTCTCTCCAAAGCTGGCTTTACTAGCTATTCAGGGGCGTGGGGCGAAAAACAGCAGCAGGAGCTATTTGCTGAGCTACAACGGCTCGACAAGCTCGGTGTGCGGTGGATGCTCTCTGGGCATGATGAGCCAACGTATCGAGCTTTGTACAGTAGCGATAATTTTAGGGTCTTGGATATCACTGAGATTTATGTCCGGCGCTCAGTGGCCGCCAATGGCGATCGGCCAAAAGTTAAAGAACTAATAATCAGGAATTACATCTAGGTGACTATGAATTGCAGTAAGGACGTATATTTTAAAGCCCGTCGCGGTAGGAAAGTGATCCATAAGCGCCTTTTACCTGACAGCCTAACAGAAGCTATGTGTGGGGCATTTGGCCACACCAGCAACTACGCCAACTTAGTTAATTGCCAAAAATGTTTGCAATCAAAAAAATCCAGCTAAAAACCCGCTCAAATATCTGGCTGCCCCAATTCCCGGCTGATACCAAGGTAGCTACTCACCAACACTCTGGGCGAATTACCAACTAACTTGGCAATATCTTGGATTCTTGCCCCAGAATCCAAAGCCAAAGTTATATAAGTGTGTCGAGTTTGGTACGGATTTTTGGGCGGGACTTGGGCGGTTTCCAATGCCTCATACCACGGGGAGGATCTTTTGCTTCTCCCAGGCTTACGACTGAAATTCCCCCAAACAATCAGCCCACCTTTTTCTGCCGGAAAGACCAAGCCATTCCCCTTCACCCCCAAAGCTTCCAAAATCTTTGGTGAGAGGGGGATTTTTCTTGCCACCTGACTTTTCAGGCCAGCCGTCACTACTTTCTGCCCAAATTCCCCAAACCCAGCCGACTCCACCAGCAAGATGTGAGTAGAGCTGACATTTTCCCACCGCAGGGCGATCGCCTCGCTTGGTCGGGCACCAGTGTAAAACAAAAACTGAACCAGTCGCCAAAAGTGGCAGTGTTTTGTGTGCAGCCTGAAAGTCGCAATTATTCGATCGCGCTCCTCAGCCGTGAATGGGTCGATGTCTGGCTTGCTCTGGTTCTTTGGCTTGGGTATGGCCAGATTCTCAAATGGGTTTTGGTCAATCTTCCCCATTTGCACACCCCACTTACCCATCGCATTGATAGCCACCATCCACCGCCTTGCCACCTCGATCGAGTAATTATCCAATACCCAAGCCCGAATTTTTGCCCCTGATTCTAATTTGTATGGGCATTTTTCCACCAAATTTTGGTGGTGGCGATATTGGCCAAAAATCGTGGTGGTGCCCAAAGATGGAGCTTTAAATTCAGTAAATTGCTCCCAAAGTTCTAAAAAAGTAATTTTGGCAACCTTGGCCGGTGGCTTGCTAGGTTCAAAATCTGTCCCGCGATATTTGCTCAGTGTTGGATCGTATTGCCCGATGAAAATATCTTGCTCAATTTCTCTGGCAGTCCAACTAGCAATCGTTCGATTCTGCTCAGTATCAGCAAGGCCAGTCCCAAGGTAATTTCTTTTTTTTGCTGGGTATACCCAAACTAATTGCAATAGCCCCCGATTAACCCTGGTGGACACCTTGACCGCTTTTCGTATGCTCAAAATCTTTCACCCACTTTTCACCCATTTACCTATTTAGAGATTAGATAATAAGTGAACACAATACAAGTGAGCCAACAAAATGTTGATCGCCATTATCGGCCAAAACAAAAGCCACTCATGCTTTTGAGTGGCTTGCAGTATAGATGGGTGATCCGAGATTTGAACTCGGAACCAATTGATTAAGAGTCAGTAGTGCGGCTGTTGCCAGAAGCTGATTCTGGCTCGTGTATTCTTGTTGCACCCACTTTTCACCCATTCTTTAATTTTTCGCGTAACCATCGCTGATGGTCTTTTAGCTGGTTGGATGCCCAGTGCTGCAACGGTTCCTTGTTCCAGCGGATTGATCGAGTGCCGTGCTTCAACCAGTGCACTCCCTCAAGGAGTCCTTTGTCCTTAAATCTTTGGCAAGTCCGATAATTATTCAAAGTGGCGATCGACAATTTAGCAATTTCAGACGCTTCTTTATTGCTTAAAAGCGTTAATTCGCCTCCCCATTTTTTACCAGAAGGCTGAATATCTGGGCGTTGTGTATCGATATTTAGGTACTGCTCGATCGCAACTTCCACTAATTTTCCTACCTTGTCCCCTTTGCTTTCGGCCAGCATTTTAAGACGGTTGAATACATCTCCGCTAACTCGTGAAGAAACGACCTTCTTCCAGCTTGAGCTGCTAGCTTTGACCATTTTTAATACCTGCTTATTTGATGTATACATCAAATAATATCTTAAAAATGCAAACCTTACTTTGTTTTTCGACAGACTCTAGGCTGTATGTACTCTTGACGCTCATGAAGCACGGTGTAAACATTGGCTTATACTGGACGCAGATCACAAGCAAAAGCATGGAACCAACTCTTGATGAAAAATTTATTTTGATTGGACAACTCTTGCGGACTCGGCGAAAAATCCTAGGATTAGACCAACATGCAGCTAGTAAAAGGTTTGGCGTGAGCCAAGCCGCATATAGTGCCTGGGAAAATGCACGTTCCCATGCCGACAGCGACAACCTGCATAAAATAGCAATATTTTTGGGCTATTCCAGACTCTCGGAATTATGGGCAGTACTTGAGGCAAGTGTTGATGGAGAGCAATACCAAGCCAGCCAAGTCGCGCAGGCGCAAAAAATAATCGACAATCTGCCGATCAAAGATTTGGCTAACATCGGCGTAGAAATTAGCCGCAAAATTGCGGCTCACGCTAGCCAGCTTTGCTAGATATATTTGATCGATTCGCAGGCTGCCTGAGCAACGATCGGCACAACCCCATTACCAATCAACCGAACGGCGATTCGGCAATCATCGCCCAGAAACCAATTATCTGGGTAGCCTTGAAGTCGCTGCAAAGCGATTGAGTTAATGCCTTTTACTACCGCCCCCTGATTCAGCACGGCACGGCTACGGCCTTTCGAGCTAGCAGTGATTGTATTAGACGGCAATTCCCTTGACCGTGGGCAGCATTGCCACCCGCCGGAAACCAAGTAAGCGTCTAGATATTTTTCGCGTTTGTTGCCACGGCCATCAGCTCCTAGAGATGCCCTAATAGTGCCGATCGGCTCATTCTCTGCCCAATATTTTGGCTCTTTACCAAAATAGCCAATCCGCTGAACTACGCTACTGACAGAACATTGATTGACGGCCTCTTGCTGCCGATCGGTTAGTGCGCTGTCCGGCAGATCTGGAATCAGATCTGCGATTGCATTCAGCCAACCACGCCACCTTGGCAGCCCAAGAATAGCGCTTTTTTTTTCGTTCCAATTGCAGTGAGTTTGAACGATCGGCATCAGCGCCGCCTTTTTAGGGTCTACCGCCAAAATTATCAGTCGCCGCCGGGTTTGTGGAGCACCAAAATCGGCGGCGTTTAAGATTTGACTCTGCACCACGTAGCCCGATCGGACCAAATTAGAGATCAACATCTGGCAGCTTTTAGAGCCTAGATATGGTGGCACGTTTTCGATCAAAACTGCCGCAGGCTTCCACACTGCCACGAATTCAGCCACCTTGAGAGATAACCATTGATCTATAAAAGTTTCCTTGCCGCCGACCTTGGCCACACTAAAGGATGGGCAGGGAGGCGAGGCCATGAGTAAATCTGGCCGATCAAACTCCTTGCTAGTCGGATCACACTGCAAAAGATTTTTGCACCATGCGTCACCGCTCACGTTTTGGCGGTAGGCATTGATCGCCGGTTGCCAATAGTCGATCGCGCCGATCGGGAGATAGCCAGCATTGATCGCACCTTGGGTCTTGCCCCCAGCTCCGCAAAATAGTGAAAATACAGTCTTCTGCTTAGGCATTAAGTCGCGGCCTCGTAGTACTCCAATAGCTCGCCGATTGGGTACCGGCAGATCCAAATCACAACTACACATTTTCAATCTCCTTCATTTTCGCCTGTCTGTAGTTGTTGTTTATTTTTTAAATCCGCGCAAATTGCCAGAGTCCATTCAGCCCCATCGGTAACGGCTCCCTTTTCACCTATCAATGAACCCTTGTCGATATTGAGGGGGAGTGTCCTCAGTTCCTTGATGATGAACAGCTCCTCATCAACAAGAATCGTGATCATGATTATGTCGTCGTCAGTGTGGCCTTTCAGCGCGTCGATTAGCTCTCTTTTGGTAAAAATCATTGGTTTTCTCTTTGTAATTACTTATTTTTCAACTTCACCAATCGCAGCCAAAACCCGATCCCTTTGCGCTGCTGGCAGCCTCCCCCCTGGCGCTCCAGATTTGCCGCGCAAAATTAGCCGCACAGTAGAAGGCTTGATTTCTCCAGATCGAAGCAGACGGCAGAGGCTATCAGCCCTGTCAGATCCATCGGCATCGCAGTAATCAGTGCGGCATGTTTTTCCGTGAGAATCAATAAAAGTCTCAACCTGGAACGATGGGCTTGGGTTTCCCGACAGACTGATAGTTTCCCTGGCTGGTGGCAGTCCACCGGAGCCGACCTGCAAGTTATCGAAAAATTCCTTCTTCAGACGGTCAAGCTCACTATACGCTCCTTCGACCTTAGCCATAGCTACAGCCCTGACCCCGCCAATTGACTGGAGAGCGATCGCAGCTTGGCCACTAATCTCGCAGCTCTCGTATCTTCCTTGAGCAACTCCCATAATGCCTTCCCAGTCGTCGCGAGGGTTCACCCCTGCAACGGCTTGGAGGAAATCGGAAGGCTTAGGCACTTTATCGCTACAAATACTCCACCAGCAATCCATTAGCTGCTGATCAGATACCGAGGAAGTGCAGCCCATCCAGCCAGTCAGTAGCGCATCAGAGAAAGGCTTTCCATGAACATCGCAAGCCGCTATCAGATGATTTTTTAAGCAATCTAAGCTAGCCATTCATCACCTACATAAATATCGTAATTTGGAAAATAGAAATTAGCCCAATCCTTCTCTAGCTTGCTGATAGATTCTCCAGCTTTTGCAGCCTTTGAAATCTTCCACCAAATACCCATCGCCCAAGTTTTTATTGTTGGATTGCCTTGCAAGTCGTGGTACTGAATTTGTTCTTTTTGCTGGGCAATTTTCAACGCCGCTCCAACTTTTGAAGAGTCGGGCAAAGATCGCCATTGGTAGGCATAATCGACCAGCCGATCTTGGTTGCCAGATCTGCCGATTAAATAGCCAAAATGCTTACTTTCAAAATCTGGCTTGTTGAGCCATTCCGACTTGGCAGCCCACAACGTTGCATCCCGTACCAAGGATATAAACTCATCTGGGGATCTGCCCGGAACCGTCAGCATTCTTTCGAGGCTATTTCTCGCGCTGTTGCTCAATCCTACGCACTCGCCCCAAGCCCCTCGGTACTGGTTATAAGTGTTGATCGCTTGATCGACATAGGCGGATCGCTCATCAGCCGATGAGCGCCCCTGTAAGGCTGCTCTTTTTTGCTGCATGAGTATTTCATCACGCGATAGAGTCAAGGTGGTTTGCTGGTCATTCTCGGCGGGAGTGCTGCGCGAAACAGATGTGATCTCCTGAGTCGGATTTTTTCCAGGAGGCGACTGTGGTTGCTTTGCCGTGAGCTGGGATTTTTGCTCGGTGGCTGTTGGCTGAACGGGCAAATCAAATTTTTGATCGCACACCTGCACGGCTACGCGCTCCGGATCTGCTTTGCTCTGGATCTGTTCTGTATTCTGATTCTGTTCTGTATCTGAGGACGTTCCCTTTCTGTTCCTGGGAACGTTCCCGGAACGCTCCTTTTCTGTTTTCTTCTTTTCTTTATGCGCTGAAGTCCTTGCGGTGACATCATCGGAGAGAAACTGGCGCTTTCCCCATTTGGAAATCAAATAGCCCCCGTCTTGATGCTCGATCATGCCCTTGGCTCGGAACTTGTCGATCGCTGATTGCCACTGCTCTAAATTGATTCTTAGCTTCCAACAAATTTCAGTATCAGATAACAAGATTGTCCCTCTTTTGCTAGAGCTATTTGCAAGGCACAATGCTTTCACCCACAACAATTGGTCGCTGTCGTTCATCATGGCAATTTTAGGATCATCCATAAACTCATCGTAAAATCTAAACCACTTCATTTTCGACTCCTTTTTTCTGACTTTTAAGAATAAGTTTGTCGATATTTTCAGAGGTAATTGCAAAGGATCTGGCATCCTCAAACAGAGTTAGTTGTTTTGTCACTTTTCATCTCCAAATTTCCTGTACTTAACAACCCCTGCTGGCATCGGACACCCTGGCAAAAAATAAAAGTGAGCCTTGCCGATATCAGCCCGATGCAACTTATCCTCTTTGTAAAGTCGCTCGACTTCGATCGAGGTGGCCTGTAGTTGCATTTTGGCTCCTGAGCTGATCTGGGCTTTTGTCCCCCAGCCAGCAGCTTCTAAGTAGCCAAGGACTCTAGCCGATCGGCTTTCTTCAGTACGTGTAGGCTTTTCCACGCATTCGACTAGTGTGCGGTCTTTGATACGCCGCCTGCCCTCCGGCGATACATAGGTACTGCCCACAACCCCGAACCTTTGCTCAAAGGTGTCTGGGCAATGATCCACGGGCTTGGGGTCGATATCTAAGTCGCCAAGAACTGAAACAGTAGAAACGCTACCCACCGATCGCCCCCTTGGCTACAGCTTTCTTGATCGCAGCTTTAATTAAATCGTTGCCAATTTGGCTATAGCTCTTCCCTTCCGCCTCGCAAAGCTCCCTAAGCCGCGCCTTAAGCGCCTTGGGTAGTAAAATCACTACTTTGTCGTCCCGTTCTAAAATCTTAGTCACAAAGTCAACCTTAAAAACATATTAAAAATAATATAGCGTACCTTGTAAAATAATTGCAAGGTACGCTATATTATTTTGGGCGTGATTCAATCAAAACAAGCCCGAGGGCACAGCAACAGGGGTCTAAGTATGAACAAAAAACTAGCTATACGTGCGATCAAGGCTGCCTTGATCGCACGTATTACAGATATCAACCCCGAATCAATCGGTAGTGAGGTGCTCTTTAGCAGTCACTTTGATCTAATGGAATCCAATCCATTAGATCGAGCTAAAACCAAGAACCGGCTTAACTAGAAATTAACAATTCGCCGCGCATAAAATCTTTCAATACTTGATCGACCTTCATTTGGTCGATTTTTTTATCGATACCGCCTCGGTACAAAAAGCCCGGATCTGGTTCCAAACTAAATACTGACAACTTTCCACCGCTGCGATCAAGATCGCGATCGCTCAGGCTAAAGATTTGGCACGTACAGCCAAATCCCGCTGGTGGAAATACTACAACATCTTCGGCCTTGAATATTTTGCCGTCCATAGCCAAATGCTCTGGTCTTGGATCGCCACTTCCTCCGTGCCGCCACTGCCAATATGGTCGATCGGCCACGGTTTCCCTCATCTGCTGCTGCCGCCCCATTCCATAGGCTTGCCGGATGTTCTGATCGTAGATTAGCTGCGCTCTCCATGCCGATTTGCCCACCCATCGATCGGTTACTTTTGCGAACCTATCCATAAATTGCTGCATGGATTCACCAGCACTGATCGCCCGATCGAGCGTGTCGTGGATATCCTGCAATAGAGCTGCTTTCGTTCCAGCCACCGTAAAGTTAGCCAGTTGCACAATGCCTTGGCCGTCCTTCCAGGTATCGGTATCTAAGTTGGTTTTTTGGGCGAAATAGTCGATCGCCTCGTCCATCTCCAGCCGTTGATCATCAATGCCATAATCGTACAGCCTACTCATTTTCAGCCTCAAAATATCCGCCTAGGCTAGCCAAGGTTAAATAATTTTCAACCTGCATTTCTGCGCCACTTAATTCTGGGTACAGCTCAAAAATCGCATTTTTAGCAGTCGGCAGATCATCAGCCGTCAAGATCACATCTTTGATAGTAATCATCCAGTCCCTGATCGCTTCGTCTCCAGCAGCCTTGAAGCTGGAAATCAGTTGCTCCTGGGTATCTGGGTTTTTGGAGAATCTTGCCTGTGCCTCCGAGCTGGCAAGATCGCTGTAGTTCGCTAGCCGGATTGATGCTTGCTTGTCGCCAATTTTTATTGCCAGGATTTTTTTCCCATCTTGCCCGATCGCAACAATGTCGCCATTGTCATCAATTTTGGCCGCTAGAATCGCATCCATCCCATCGCCGTATGGTGGATCTTGCCCTTCGACGGCTGCCGTATTTAGGTAGTCGAGGATTTTTGGCCATTTTTCTTTATTGATTAATTCCATTTTTCCTGGGTATTATATTTGATTAATTTTATAGTTTAAGGGATCGCCCCAGCAGGCAAAGGATCTATAGCAGCAGCAAGCAGATCTGCTCCTTTTTTTATTTCATAGGGCAGTTTCATATTTATCAAAGCCGCGATTAAATCGCGTGGCGAACACACATTCCCAATCATTTGATCCCTGCCAAATGCGGCATACAGCCAGTTCGCCAGCTCTTGATCACGGCAAGTGATTTGTGATGATTCATCGGCATCACCTGTTTTTAGACTTATTTCAATATCGCCAACAGCAACTACAAACATTTATACCTTAAGTACTTTTTCTAATACAAAATCAAAATGGTCTTTGGCTTCCGAGCGAAGCCTCAGCATACCTTCCGCTGTCGAAAAATGCTCCAACCCGACTGATACAACCTCGGTTGCAGCTTGATCGGGGTAGACTTTCCCAACATACTCTATAAGGTAGCTATCGGCTAGTGCAACCTCATCATCTCCATAGCCTTTATTTTGGGTAAGATCACTAAGTCGCTGCAATTTCCCATTCCCAGCTTTTCTATTACGCCAATCCTTAGCAGCAGAGAGCAGACCATTATCGCTAAACTCGATGTGGTGAGCAAATTCGTGGTACAAAGTAGAGTTTGCGGATTGCCTGTATACCAGCAGCCCAGCGGGGCTGGCATATGCTCGGCCTTTTCCCATAACTACATCTTTCAATGTTGGGGGAATGCCTCCTGTTAGCTGAACAATTTCGGCCAAATCACGCTGGGTTTGCCTTATGGATCGATCAGCCATCGGTTGCCCAGTAAAGTCCTTGCTGTAAGTCAGATTTGCAGCAAGGACAATAGCCTTGGCTGCTGCTGAGTCGATCTTCTTCAGCTCAGTCCTGAGATCTTTAGCAGCCAGTAAAGCGTCTTCCTTCGGCCGGTCAAGGGCATAAGATAGCTCTGTCCTCTCTGCCCACAATTGATCTTTGCGAGCTTGAAACTGCTCAATGTCCTCGCCCTTCGATCGGGCTATTGCTAGGACTTCGCGAGTTTTGTCCTTCAACGCCTTTTCCCGAGCGTGAAACAAGGAGATCTTTTGATCTAAATCATTCAATTTTGCCGTAATTTTTAGAGATCGGCCGTTTTGCTTCTTCGGTTCCGAGGAATTCTTTTCAAATGCCCTCAGCTCCTTCTTGAGGGCTTTAGCTGCCCTCTGCTGCTCCAGTGTCATGGTAATTCGGCAAGTCTTCTTACCCGAAATACAGCTATACCCACAACTGTGGCTAGTGGATTTACATTTAGGCTTTTCTCTCCCAGCGTCTTTGTTCGCGCCCTTGAATTCTGCGAACCCGCCCCCAGCCTTCCTTAGCACGCCATTCTCAGCGTTGTGTAGCCAGCGGTGGATTTCATACTGAGATGGGTTCCGGGGCAACGCGCTGGGCTGCTCCCCCACGGCGTAAGACTGTGCGGGGATCTTGATATCATCGGCTGCCCCGTAGAAGTTAATGAGTCCTTCGCCGATCAAAACATTTCGCCCCTCGATCAACAGCGACCCGCCAGAAGTCTCAAATTTGAAGCTACCAGTGTCGAATAAACTTGGCTTTCGATCAACCGTTACGGCATCCCCCGATCGACTAACCGAGTAAGGTTGGCGAGTATTCAGATCATCTATCAGATCTTGTTCATCCTTTTCATACTGCCGATCTGCCTCCTCTTGATCGGCCTCTTCTTCTAGTCGCTCAGCTATTTCCGATTTGCTTTCAAGCAAGTCGCCGGTTTCAGCCGATCTCCACCGGCTATCTTTTAAATGGTAATTTTTACCATTTATCACCTTCTTGCTACCCTCTGGCAGCTTGGCGAATTCAGCAGTAGGAAGGTAGTTCACCGCCGCAAAGTTGGCCGCCGTTTCCCATGTTATTAGGTCAAGATCTAATTTCAAAATTTACCCCCTTTGATAATTTCGGCGATCGAGCTGTACAGCTCTTTTTGCACTGCCAACTGTTTCTCGCCATTAGCCACGCGCAAGGCTGCCGCGCTTAGCGCCTTAGCGATCGGGCCTGAATCGTTCTTGAGCTGGTCAAAAACCGCCATCGTCTGCGCCGATTGCTGAGCAATGTCCTTACTCGCGGCCTGGTCGATCACGTTGTTGCCTCTGGCCAATTCTTTGGCCGCCTGAGATCGAGATACTAAGCCAAAAATCTTCTTGTCTTTGCCTAACTGGTTCCGAATCGCGTTAGCTAAGCTCGCCCGCTCGATCGCGTTGGTCTTGGTTTCCATCGTGCTCCCAAATAAATCGAATTGCTCCACTTGGTTGCTGCTACTGGCCTTCACTCCTGCGACCAATTCGGCCAAAACCCCATCATTCAACTTTCTGCCCTTTTTCTCTGCCAGCTCATACAGATCGCGCTGTTGCTCTGGCTTCAATCCAGCCTCACCGATGATCGCCGCCCGTGATTCAGCCAGATCACCGTTTACCACCTTGGTAAACAAAGTTGGTTCCAGCTTGGCGATCGCTAGTCCCTTTTGGGCGATCTGCTCCCTCATGGGTATCCCTTTCTTTTTCAAGTCGTCGATCGTCAGCCCCGTGTCCTTGAAAAACTTCGCCGCATCCAAGCCAGTGCCCCGGCCTTCCGCAATGTTGGTCAGAGCGCCGATCGCCCGTGCGTGTGCCGCGTCTGGTGCGTCGATTATGCGAGCTGTCACCTTTTCAGCTCCCGCCCGGTTGGCAAGTGCTAGCCTATTATGCCCATTAATCACATATAAACCACCATCAGCAGGATCTTTCCACACCTGGACAATTCCCGCTAAGTTTGGATCGTAAGTACTAACACCCGACAAGCTGCCCGCTTCGCCGGTTTTGGTCTGCTGACCGATGATTTTATATTGGAAACGCTTTGGATCGGCCTTAATGTCCGTGGCATCAATTTCGCCAACAAATCCCGCCTCTAACTTAGGCTTGGCCGCGATCGACTCCGCTAGATCTGCCTTCAACTTAGCGATCGCCTGCTGCATTTCGGCTGTTGCCTCAATCCTGCAAGTTTTCTTGCCACTGATGCAAGTTTTGCCGCATGAGTGACTGCCTGGGTTGCATTTGGGCTTTTTGCGCTCTGCTTTGCTGGGCATTCCCTTGAATTCAGCCGCCTGCAAACGGGCTAATAACGCCTCAGCGATCGGCAGTAGTGGATCTGCCGAGAATTTAGCGCTATCAAGCAATTCTTGCGCCTTTTCTGGCGATGGTGGTGCTGGCGACTGCCCTGGAGCAGCTCCACCCCCAAGATTTTTGGTAATGGAGGTGATCGCCTTATCAGGCCAGCTTGGGAATGCGCCGGATATTAAGCCAGCAACTAGCTCAGGCTTCCATCCGCCTTGTTGGGCATTGCTGACAATCGACACCAAGGCATTTACCTGCTCACCATTTAATTGAGTGAGCGCGTCATCGGCCTCTGGTATCTCATATTCATCGCCATACTTGGCGGCAATTGCGTCAGCCTTCAGTTTGATGCCTAGCGCCGAAAGCACGGTGTCAGTATCGGCCTCAGTCCTAATGTCCTTGCTGTCGAATTGCCGCCAGACCTTGGGTATAGCCGCCCCTGGATAGTTCCACTGGGTCAGGTTTTTGCCGATCGACCGACTAAAGCTCTGGCACATCACATCAGATAGCTGTTTCGCCATGGCCAGCCCAATATCGGCGTGAACCTCAGCCTGCGATCGACTGCTGCCATCATCAGTAGTCATCGTCTGGCCATTAATGATCTTGGAGATCGCCGCATTACAGATATCCACCATGCCCTGATA